GCTTGGATGTAGTACTTACCTTGACCGCCAGTAGCTGGTGTTGAACCAAGCGTACCTTGAGCAATAAGACCAAATCCTGTGCTGTTTCTATTTGCCATAGTTTACTCCTTGTGAACCTGCCGTCGTTAAACGGCCTCCGGTTCGATTGATAGATATTTCGGATAGTCTTTAGAATTTACTTCTTTGTACCACCGAAAGTGTGCTTAGAATTCCTATCAACTTTGATAGGCATTCTTTTATCCTGATCCCTAAGTAAGTCGTTTTCGATTGACTCATCTTGACCTTCAGTTTGTCTTGCCTGATAGTCCATACGAGCTTGCGCGAGTTCTTCGGGTATCCTTGCCAGGAGAAGGCCACCTACTCCAATCACTCCAGCGTATTTTCCGTCTAAGAC